GGCTGTATCGGGAGGTAATCCTGTTATTGTGGTTACCGTATCAGCGTTTCCTTTTAACGCACCTTTGAACTCTACTGCTGTGATGTCGTATAAACTATTCCCTGCGTTCCAATCAGCGGTTAAGGGGACTGAACCGTCTGCTTTAAGGTCTCCTGCACCACCAGCTTGTCCTAATTGAGTATCTGTACCACCGTCATCTGTAAACCATAATTCATTAGGAGTGGCAGTTTTTACCCATAATTGCCCATAAGCTGCTGTGTCTGCGTTGGCTGATGCTTGTTCTTTTAGGGAGAGTGTGCCTTCTATTGTGAGGAGTTGGTTTGGAGTAGTCGTGCCGATGCCGACGTTGCCCGTAGTAGATATATCCCCATTAGTATCATCAAAGAGCCATTTGTTTGTGGTAGCTCCGACTGTTTGACCGTCGCCGACTATTATGCCTGCTGATGTTAAAATGCCTGATGTTGTATCATTTCCGTTGTTTATGAGGTAGTCTGTATGAGCTTGGGTGTTGTCTGTGGAGTGAATGGTGTTAAGGTCTATCGCTGTTCTGTTCTCTTGTAAGGCTCCTTCAACTTCTGTGGCGGTGATTATTGTTCCGGCGTCTGCTATGGGGAGGTCTCCTGCACTTACTTGGGTTGCACCTGTGCCAAAGTCTATTGAGTCATCATCTATTGTATTGTCGGCTACCTGTTCTCCATCTATTGCATCTGAGCCATCATCCCATTGAGTAGTACCTACTGTGATATGAGTTCCTGTGGTTGCTGTTACACCACCTGTTGTGATGGATTGGTCTGTAGTAGAACCTCTGTCAGAGACTGTATCTAAGGTATCTGCCTCTGTCCCTGTGATTGTAATAACATCAGTAGCAGTAGTTCCTACAATTCCTACTATACCAGCTCCTGTAAGAGTTAAAGAGTCAGTTGTAGTATCAGCTATAACATCGTTAGTAATTCCTGTGATAGTTTTGAATGAGTATTCATTGGCTTCACCTGCTCCACCTGCTGTTAATTCTGCTGCGTCTACTTTTTTAAGAGTGCTATCTGTAACATCCCAAAATAATACATAATCTGTATCTGCTATAGTAGTATCAGCTTTTCCTGATATACAAGTAGGGTCTAAAGCAAGAGCAGTAGCACCTGTTACTTCTCCTGTATGAGTTGCGTTAGTTGTCTTTCCACTATTAGCATTTACTGCAGTTGTAGTAGAAATATCAGCAGTTCCACCATCTGTAAGGGTTACGTTATTTCCATCTATTCCTAAGTCTTGAGTATCTGTATTGGTTACCTTATCAGTATTCAATCCAATAGCTGTGTCCATTGTTTCTATTTTATCTCGGACATCATTCTTTTGTGGAGAACCAGTATCAGCATCCCAGCCAGTAGCGTCATAGACTTCAGACACACCAACATCGTCATCAGTAACCTTGTTATTATTAGCAATTATTTCCGCCCACTTTGCAGTAGTCAACATACCAGCAGCATCAACTGTAGCAGCGGGAAGAGTAACATCATCTGCTCCACCGTCGCTTGTTATTGCTACTGTATTTACTCCCACTGTGCCGATACTTAAAACAGTTGAAACATTAGTATTTTTAGCAGAATTAGCAGTAACTGCCGTTGTGGTTGATATATCTGCTGTCTTTGTTACCTCTCCATCACTTTCTATACTACAAGTTATGTTATTACCGTCAATAGCAAAGGCATCTATGGTTTGGTCATCTGTTCCTGAATCATCCCCTGTGTTAGAGCCTCCTATTGAAGAAGCACCAGCAGCAAGAGTAAGGACAGAACTATTTGCTCCAGCACCAGTTAAAGTAACCGTACCTGTGTCAACAGTTAAGGCTGTGGTAAAGGTAGCATTAGTAATTGTATCCGCTTCTATGACATTATCAGCTGCTGCTAAAGAACAGTTTGTAATAGCACCTGTTGTAGATATATCCCAGTCAGCAGAGTGTAATTCTAAAGTACCGTCTGATGTTATGTCAAAAACTCCATCTAAATCCCAATCAATATATAAACCAGCATCAATACCTGACATCAGACCCCAGCTAGTAGTATCAACATCATTTGCATCTGCTCCTATACCAAGGGTAGTAGCAAGAGATTCTCCACCACCAGCACTAGGTTCAACCCAAGTAAAATTAGTGCTTGCGTGGTTATAAGTTAAAAGGTAATTATCGGTGCCTTCTCCAGCTTCATTAGTAACATTCAAATCTGCCTCAGTTACAACACCATCTTTAATGTCGGCACTTACGATAGTAGAGTCTGTTAGTTCTCCCTCGGCGAGATTACCCCAAGCAACAGCACCATTAGCATCTAAGTCTGTACCTGCTCCAAAATCTCCTGCATCAGGTATATCATCATTCATATCATCTACTACAAAACTAAATAAACCATCATTAGAACCTGCCCCATCTACATAAGTAACTGCAATTCTTGTTTCTGTACCACCATCAACCATAGTACCTGCAAAATCTTCAACCTGTTCTTCTGTCAGTTGAGTATCTGTAGCATTTAATGTACCCTCTGTAATGGCTAAATTTGTTCCTTCTATATCAGTGCAAGTAGTAGCATCTGTTACTGCTGTAACACTAGCCCCGAAGAAGTCAACTGCTGCGTCTCCTGTAGTTGCTACAGTATTGTCTCCTGAGTTTTCACCACTTGTGTTTCCAAGAAGAGTTATATCTGCATCAGTTACATAGTTATCATCTTCCCCTAAAGCTGAAGCATAATCAGTATCAGCAATCGCGGCAGCTATAGTGCTACCGTCAGATTTTACTAATCCACTTATTGCAGCAACTACTGAATCAACTTCTGTAGCAGTAATAGTAATTGAGTCTGCTGCTTCTGTTGTAGTTACAATTCCACCATCAACAAAAGTTATATCTAATCCTGCCGTAACATTAGCATCTCCAGTAGTAATAGTATTTATTTCATTAGTTGTACTTCCATCTACTTCCGTAGAAGTAAGTGTTAAAGTATCAGTACCAGCAGTAGTAGTTACTACTGTGATACCAGCCCCTACAACAGTAAGAGTATCAGTATTAGTGTCTACTGCTATATTATCCTGTGTAGCTACTGCTATGGTAGAAAATAAGTCTTGAAGTTCATTACTTATAGAACCATCTACCTCTGTTGCATCAAAAGTGATTGTATCTCCTACCTCGGATATAGTCATAATACCTGTATCAGCAAAAGTAATTCCAAGGCCTTCTGTAACCTCTGCATCTGGAGTTGTGATTGTATTTATTTCATTAGTTGTTGAACCGTCAACTTCTGTAGCATCAAAGGTTATAGTATCGCCAGATTCGGTTATAGTTATAACGCCTGTATCTGAGAATATAATAGCTTGTCCTACTGTAGCATTAGCATCAGGGGTTGTGATAACTACTGCATCGTGATGAGCCGATCCCGAGTGAATAGCATCAACCGTTGGTGAAGCCCAAGTATTGCCTAATTCTCCACCGGGCGTAGTTCCAACAACAATCTCAGCACTAAGGTCTCCATCGGCTGTACCTACAAGATAGTCAGCGTCTGTGGGAGCACCACCGCCACCAGAACCTATGTTAGTATAAGCTCCTCCATTTTCAGACAGCTTTACCTTATCGTCTTCTGAGTCGTAGTATATTCTAGCTTTGTTTGTTGGAGAAACTCCCTGAGAAGAGAGTCCCTGGACTTCCAAGACTTCTACTTGGGTGTGTTCTACACCGTCGACATAGACACTATCTTCGTGAGCTATGGCTCTTTGCGATAGTAGCAGAGTGATAAAAGTTAATACCAATAAGAGCTTTTTCACTTATTCCTCCTATAATTTCATTCACCTTCTTTTTCCAATTCTTTGATCTGCTTTTTTAAATCTTTCTCTTTTGCTATCTTAAGCAATTTTAATCTCTTAAGTTCTGATTCCTGATTCTTGCTATCTATGTCATCATACATTCCCTTCAAGGATTCTTTTTCTACATCAAGGGTCACACTTTTTTCCTTTGACTCTTCGACTAACTTTTTATTTTCTTCGATGAGCGCATCTAAGCTTACCTGCTTTGCATCTAATGATTTAGTCAATGCCTTTTGCACTATTAGGTTTCCGCTAATTTCATCAGCCTTGGTTTTAGCAGCAAGCTTTAACTTCTTTTGCTTCTCAACATTATCTGTTGCCTCGACAACCCTAACGCCAATAGATTCTTCTTCTTTTAAAAGCTTCTTGCGGTCTTTCTCTAAGTTTATTCTACCTTCAGCAATTCGAGCTTCATCTTGTTTGTTTTTTTCAAAGCCGTTATCTATCGCATTTTCTCTCTTACCAATATTCACAGTTTCTTCTTTAATCTTTTTCTTGCCTTTCTCAAGTCTTCCTTCTCTAATACTTAGGCCTCTAGCATTCTCATCAAGACGATCTTGATTCCCTTTAATCTCTGCTATCCTCACATCGCCTTCTTTTAGCGCCTTTACGAGTTTGCCCTTAGCAGCTTTAATGTCATCGTTAATAGATGCTAATTTCTTTTGATCTTCTTTATATTTATCGAGAGTCTTTCTCTTATCTTCCTTCACCTTGCTAATGCTCTCATTAACCGCACTTAATCCATTCTCAGCACTCCTAACGCTTTTCTCTAGCGCTTGCTTTTTAATTCTTAACTGCTGTAACTCAATGGGAAGACCTTTAAGTTCTTTTTCAAATTTATCCATAGCTTTTCCTCCTTATCCTACTTCTTTTGCTTTTACTATTACGTAAGCTGTACCTGTCGCATTGGCATTAGTACACTGAATTTTTATATTATCTCCTGCTGCAAAATTCCTATTACTCTCATAGACAAAGCTGCTCTCTGCACTAAGAGTCTTCTTTCTTAAGACTACATCGTAGCTTGCACCAGCCTTTGAATCTAAGGTAATAGTTATGGTTTCGGTTACATTTACAGAAAACTTGATAAGAACCTGCAGGCTAGTGAATGCTTTAGAGTATGTAGTTGTAGAAAGCAAAACTGCAGAAGCTAGATTTTGAGATGTAGTGATATCATCCTTTAGAAATTTCATTAATTCTCCTATCTTACGTCAAAGCCTTGTACTGTGACTGAACCGTCTGCGTTATCAGTACCACCATCGCAATATACTGCTATCCAACCACCTGCAGAACACTTAATCGGCTGTGGAAAAGGTCTGTTTTGAGTCCCTAAGACATTGGTAAAGACTATTGAATCTAAAACTCTGTATCCGTCTCCTGCGTCTAAGCAGTCAGCGTCATCAGGATATTCTCTTAATTCAAAAATCAAAGTCCCTGTAGTCGAAGTACAGCTTGCTCTCCAACCTGTTATGTAAGATGTTTCCTCTCCGTTGAAATGTTGAACCATTCCTGCGTCTAAAAAACCTACCGGGATAGAGGTAATAAATGTATCCCCTGTGTCTCGCCTTACAGTTATCGCGCCAGCACATTCTTTGTCTGAGGAAACTTGGTCTACGTATCTAAAAGTTAAAGTTCCGCTAACTACAGTCGCCCCAGTTAGGAGATAGCTCTCGGAAACTTTTTCACCTGAGTTATCTACACCAGTAACCGTAACGGTCTGAGCTGTATCAGAAGCACTAGCACTAATTACCTCTAAAGTGTCCTCTGCTGCTAACTGAGCATAGGTAGTATCAAGCTCTGTAATCAACTCGTAAGAAGTACCAATGTCGTCATCTGAGCCGAATACGCTCCAACCTACAACCTCATTGGGTCTATTCCTTTCGTAAGTAGCATCTGAGGCCATAGCTGAAAACATAATCAACGCGAACACTATACTAACTAACATCTTTTTCATTTGGATCCTCCCTTTATGAAATATCAAACAAATTATAAAAACATGGAGGGGCTTTTTAAACCCCTCCGAAAAATCTCGTTTACGTTCCTGTAAATACTATCCCTGTTGTTGCATTTGCATGACCACTCACATACCAAAGAACACCATCACTATATAGGTCTATGTAATCACCTATAATTGCTGCGTCTAAAGTAAATGTGACTGTATCTTCATCTGAAGCTGCAACTGATTCTCCAGCTACAGTAGCTACACCAGTTATTTTGTTTTCACTAGCATTAGTAATAACAGTGAAGCTTGTCCCAGATGGGTTAATTCCAACAACAATATGGTAATGAATACCAGCTGCTGTTGATACGGCAGGTAGTGTCAAAGCATACTCTGCTGCATTGCCAAATACGTGCAACTTAGAACCCTCATTGATAGTAAGAGTATCTGCTGCTGCGTGTATCTGATAAGGGATTGTCATACCAGATGTAACTAGAACATTAGCGCTTGCGTTGATTTCAAGGGCACAAGTTGTGCCTGGAGTCGTACCAACACCAATGTTTAGTAAGTCATCAGTTGTGTCAAATCCTACATAGAAGTCATTAGTCTGACCGTCAAGAACAATAGTTGCATCTTCATCTCCGCCATCTCCAATGGTTAACATAGGAGTTGTTCCGCCTATATCAATACCACTCCCGGCATATATAACACCGTCGGCATCAATATAGACGTCATCTCCCCAATTTGCCTTATCGGCTGCAAAAGCCCCCCAAGCAAATAAGATTATGCTTAGGAAAGCTACCAAATATTTCTTGTTCATAGCATAACCTCCATTTTCTTATTTACTTAAACGCCTGTACTTGCTAATCCACATCTCCAATCAAACGCACCTGTATCATAAAGCATACGTCCCTTGAAGTTGTAAAATTCGTCTTCTTCGTCTATCCAAGATGCAAAGTGAGGCTTAGCTGACCATACTACCGCGAGTAGTTTTAACTCAGGATAGATGATATACCAAGCTGTGTCTGAACCACCAAGAGCTGCTGAAAGGTATCTCCATTCTATTGGTTCATACATTCCGGCGAATCTGTTGATTTCTCTTAATGTAGTCCCAGGTCTCTCTGTTGCTCTGTCTGAGAATACTCTCATAATAGCCCCTCTTAGTGCAGGCGGATAAAGTATGATTGGTTTCTCTGATGTAGCAATCGGGATTCCTTTAGGGTCAAAAAAGTTGTCAGCTATCTGACTTTCGGCTAGTTCTAAGGTGTCATGGGAGAAAGCTCCTGATAATAAATTATCATAAGTTATCCCAGTTTCTTCTCTGTTCTTAGGATGTGAATTGCTGAATAGATACTGACCGTCAGGACAAGCTGTTGAAAAACCATCATAAAGTATAGAGGCTGTCTTTTTCTCGACATTCATTCTTGCGCCTCTACCCATTGCTGAGGCATCTTTTAGTTTACCTAAAAGAGCATATTCCTCTTGGTCTACAGCTTCAAAAGAGATTGAAAGTTTCTTCCATCTTTTTGCCTGTGTCAATGTCTTGGCATATCCAAGTACAGGATCTTCATATCCACCAGAAGAACCTTCAGTAGCGTCTACCCATTCACCAAGTCCACTTATTCCGTCAAACTTGTATTCCTTAGTCTTGTCGTCGATCTGATCAAACACCTTTTGATTGACTTGTTCATCTTCCTTGAAAGTCTGAAGTAAGAACTTGTCGTAAATAGGTGTATATAGTTGGTCTAATACATCTTTAGTAATCATTAGTAGTCCCTCCTTTTAATTAAGCAGCATTAACTTCAAAATGACCAATGGCATAACCATAGGTATTCGCAGCTATCGCAGCATCTGTTATGTCGATCTCATCAATAAATAACCCTTTGGCATTAGCAGCACCTGTAACATCTGAGATGTCAAGAGTATTGACGCTCTCAAGGTCACAAATAAGTCCTACTGCTGTCTGGGTTATTACTGCATCAGCTTCAACAGGTACAATAAACTGATACTTGCTTAAAGGTGGGATAACTAACACACTTAAACCATCGTCACCAGAATTATCTTGTGCATGAGCTGCAATTCCTAGAAATGTACTAGCAAACGCTGTGGTTGCGTTAGTTGCTTTTCCATTTCCATCATCATGAAGAGCATCACCCTTCAAGATAGTGTCAGAATCGCAAAGATAACTTCTTAGTCCGCCCTCATCTAATTTATTCAACAGGCTAAAACCTGCTGCTTTATAAACATTAGTTTTCATACTTTCCTCCTCAATACTGGTTTAAGTCAATTTTAATATCAGGAGGAAGTTGTTTGTAGGGCTTCTCGCCATGAGCATATCCGCAATCTGGACAAGGGATTTGGGAATCTTTACCCTCAGAAAGTAGATAAAAGATAGGCGTATTACACCTACCACATATATACGTTCCTTGTAAATCCTCTGTCCTATCACTCATAATCCGATTTTCTTCCTACGATCAACTGAATCTTTAAACTCTTCCTCTGATACCCCAGACCTTCTAAGAATTTCTTTTTTCTTCTTTTCCATCTCTGGGCTTAAATTTGACTTAGGTTTTGTTTCTTTATCTCTTGATGAACCATTACCCTCATCTAGTGAGGATATTCTTTCTTTCTCAGTTTCAAGAGCGTCATTCCTAGCGTCCTGTTTAATCTTTTCTAGTTCTTCATCCGTAAACTCTTTCTTGCCACTAGGCTTACTTAGTCTCTTTTCCATTTCTTTAGCAAGGAGTTCCGGACCATTTTCAACCCAATACTTTTTAGGGTCCTCTTTCATGATGTCATACATTAGGCGATACTTCTCATTCTCTTTGTAAAGAATCAAGTGTATCTCTTTATCTGTTTTGCCATCTTCTTTGAGTTCCTTTATCTTTTCTCTAGTATTAAGTTCAGGATGCTTGGTTTCCACTCTCTTAGATGATTTCTCCATCTCAGCAGTTAGTTTATCAACAGATTTCTTAGCTTCTTGACTACCTCTAAAGGCTCGTTTCTCACCGGACCTTCTTAGACTTCTTTCCATAAGCCATTCAGTAGCGGATACATTGTCTTCTAAGAGCCATTCTTCAAGGTCTTCTTTGGACATTTCACGCTTCTTTTCTCTGGGCTTATCTTTGTCATCTTCGAGGTATTTCTTGACCCTTTCCCCTTCGGCTTTCTTCTCAACGTCCTCTTTAGGAGGATTGAGTTTCTCATTAACCTCACCGAGTTGTTTCTCAAGTTCATTGATTTTATCTCTGTCTTGGGTTTTCTCAGTCTTTAAGTCTTTGATTTCTCCAGTAAGCTCACCAAACCTTTTATTCAAGCGGTCTTGGTCGTCAGGTTTCTTCTCTTCAGGTTTATCAGGTTTCTTAGCCTTTAAGATTTCTTCCTTACGTGCTTTCTGTTCTTCATCAAGTTCGTCCTCAGGTGTATCAAGAATCCTCTCATCGCCTTTAGCTATCTCTTCTGCTGTTGCTACTGTTCCTTTGGTCTTTTCTTTTTCAGCGTCAGGTATAGTTGGAGTTTCTTTACCCTTCTCTGCGGAAGCGTCCTTTGATTCTTCCTTTTTTAAGAAATTATCTGTAATTTCTTTGTGTTTCTCGAAATCGTTCATATTCCTCCTACCATAGCTTAAAGTGCTACGAACTTATATCTATTATTTTAAAGCTTTTTTAGCCTTCCCTATTTTCATTCTTAAGCCAACCACTTTCTTCTTTAGTTTCTTAGCTCTCTCTTCTGCGGCTGGACTGTCTGCCATAGCTTCTGCCTTGGCTGCTTCGTCAATTAATATGGCTAATTCATTCTCTAAGACTTCTACATCATTCTTAGATTCAGGCTTAGCGTCCTCTCCTGCTAGGAGTTTCTTCTTATATTCTGCTGTCTTTGCTTCGACTTCTTTCTCTTTTTCGTATTTAGCAATGAACTGTGCCTTACTTAGTTTAAGATTCTCTGGAGCATCAGGCATCCTCTTTACTGGTTTTTGTTTCTTCTTACCCGTCATTATTGGCATCTTTCTCCTTTATTGTTTTAACCCTATCCTTTACTTTACCCAAAAGTTTAGGGATTAAATCCTTCTGGGCTAAAAACTTCTGAGCGCCTGTACTATCCCCTTCCCTAGTGCATCTATTCACCTCCTTTTGTAAATATTCTGCATGTTCTTCCAAAAGATTAACGTATCTTCTCCATTCTGGCATTGATAGTAATGTCTTCCAATCTAGGAACTCTGTTAATAATATATCACTCATTAGAATTGACCGCCTCCTGGGGTTGGTTGTTGTAAAGGTTGATTAGTCGGCATATTTGGTTGAGATGGGTTCACGGGTTGTCCTTGATTTGGTTGTTGCCCCATAGTCGGAGCGTTTGGCCCCTGTCTCCCTATAGTTTGACTAGCGAGTTGATTCGCCATCTTCTCTTGTTGGGATACTTTCATAAATTGTCTTACGTTTACTATAGTCTTGAGTAAATGATCTTCAAAGTTAGGTCGATACTCTTCGGCTAGTTCGTGGATTTTCTCTTGTTGAGATACGTGTCCTGCTAAGTGTTGTAAAGCTTGAGCAGTCGCCCCCTCTGGTGGGTCGAAGGCATCTCCTTGCATAAATCTTGACCATTCGCCGTTAACTTCTTCTAAATCGCCCATCTTGCCTTTAGGTTCTTTGCCTAGATAGCGTTCTATATCTATATCTCCTACCATTTCTTTGACTGTATCTGCTGTTAGGTTATAATTCCCCTTAGGATTGAGCTGTGGATGAACCCATACACTCGTCTGTAATGCCTCATAAGCCCACGCTAGAGCCTGTCTCTTGAGTGTTTTAGACCCCATGTGTATATCTGGTGTCATGCGTGCGTCATAGTTACCTCTTAGGGTTTTTACTGATAGATTAGGAAAGATTTTCTTCCCGTCCTCTCCTAGAACTCTCTCTCCTAGTGTTGGAGGAGCCCAGTCTTGGTACATATTGATAAACATTGTGATTGCTTCGGTAATCTCCTCGATTATCCTATTAACCCATAAACCAAAACGTGTCTCTGATTTCTCGTTGATTATATTATCACGCGTCGCGGTTCCCGATACTCCCTTCTGATTACTCATAAAGTAAGAAGCAGCACCGGTTAGTCTTTCAAGCATCTCTAATAATAGGTTGATTGTATTGAACTCCCAGACGAATGATCTCTGGAGATTAGGGAAATATACACTGTCTGAAGGCTTATCATCCCCTGTAGGATAGGATACTCCACCTCTTAGTTTATAGGATTGTTTCGTATACCCCTCGTCTGTTACTCTATGAAATCCGAACGGACAGTTAGTAAAGAATTGGAAATCTGATGCTTGGTTGAAGATGTTATTTATAGCATTGACTATAGGAGCGATTAGTTTCATCAAAGATTTACCCCTTACCTTGCCTGGTCTTCTGATTAACGGACCGCCTACGAATGGGATTTTACCTGTTCGAGTGATCTTCCTTAAAGGTTTCCCTGCCAGAAGAGTCATAGTATAAGGTTCTACTATAAAACGGAACTTCTCTGTCTTCTTACCCTTTTTGAATGTCCCATACCATTCTAGTAAGTCGATAGGGAATACTCTTGGGTCGAGGTCTTTGGTATCTTTGATCCCTAACTGGTCGTCTTTTATCTTCTTGAGTCCACCGCTCTTTTCTATTCTTGCTGACTTAATCTTACTTAGGAACATATCAACATCATCATCGGGGATATTCTTGAAGATTTTTCTTTCAGTTCTGTCTTTGAATTTATCACTGTCTATATGTAGAACGTGGATTAGAAAACTCTGTTCTTGTAGATTCTTACCATAGTCAGGGATTACAATATCATCCACATCAGCTATGTTCTCAAGAACACCTTTCTCAAATCTCTCTTTTACTGTCTTTATGTCATATTTCTTAAACTTGTTATTCTTATCTTGGACTGGGATTCGCTTATCTACCCATTCATACCAGACTTTCCAATAGACTTTAAATACTGAAAAACCTAAGCATATCTTATTATGGATATAATCATCTATCTCAGGATAGACGTTGCCCTCATTCTTACTTACTGCCCATTCAGCGAACTTCTTTATATTATCTCTGTTCTCGAAATCGTTCTCTTCTACTGCTACCCAGTGCATTCTTGAAGGATTCCATGAAGTAGCTAAGAGAGTAGCTTGGTAAGAATCAGCAGTTGAAGGGGCTATCCCTAGGTTTCTATCAGCCATATCAGGCTCTTTAGAGAGGTCTTCTAGGACTGAAGGCTTCTCAGCTTCGTATTGTTGGATGTCTTTCTTCTTCTGGGCTAGCCAGTCTGCGGCTGCGTCTGTGCCTACTCGGTAGTCATCTTCTATCATAGAACAGATTTCTTTCTGCATCTTGGGAGAGTAGGAATCCGACTCTAATTCTATAGGAATCGGTTGAATCTTCTTCTCGTCAGGTGTTAGAGGGTTCTTTTTATCTTTCATTAATTATTACTCCCGAACTTGGGGTCAATTATTAGTTTACTCTTAGCCTGTTTGACCTTCTTAAATGCCATGAGCCTAAGAACTTCATCTATTTGGAATTGTATCTCAGCTTTAGCGTATTGTAATTCAGACCTTTTAGCATCTCCGATATAATGAGCTATCCCAGTGGGAGTGCGTTTTACTGCTACGACTATCTCACTTAATGAGATGAATTGGTCAGGATTAGCCTCAAAGGCTTTCTTCTTTTCTTCTGGGTCCATGTTCCTCCTTGCATACTTGTTCTATATTAAGATTTATACACACTACTTCATACAGAATCGCTAAAAGTATTATTATAATCAATATATCCATAACTAGTATAATTTCGGTACATTCGGATCAAACTTGCTTACTGTTATGTACCGTGGATTACTCATCGCAAGGTATCTGGTTACATCTGAGAAATCTTTGTACTTCTCTCTTGGTTTCACTTTGTCTTTCACAT